CTTCATACCGGGACTAGGTGGATTATTCGGAGCTCAAATGGGCGGAATATACCAAGGAGGTATTAGTGCCTTCGCAAAAGGTGGAGTAGTAAAGCGCCCAACAGTCGGACTTGTTGGAGAGGGTGGACAAAATGAAGCAGTAGTTCCTTTGCCTGATGGAAAAGCCATTCCAGTAAATATGAATGGTACCAATAACAATAATAATGTATCAGTAAACCTCAATATGGCCACAGGACAAGGAGAAACTACGGGCAACAGTGAAAACCTCGCCCAGTTCGGAAACAGCATTGTAGACATTGTTCAGAGAGAAATCGCTGACCAAACAAGACCTGGCGGATTATTAGCAAGATGACAAATATAGTAGATGATTCAGGAAACGCTTTTAGCGTAGACAAAAGCTCTACGCAGTCAAACAAGCCTCGTATTCGCCGGTTCTCTTTCGGTGATGGGTACGAGCAGCGTATTCCGGATGGAATAAATACTTTAGGTCAAATGTTTGATGTTCGGTTTATAAACAGAACAGAGACAGAGATGGACAACCTCATAGACTTTTTTGAAACAAAAAATTCTGTTACTCCGTTTGCATATTCTCCGCCTAACTTTGCTTCTGTAACTACTGGAACCTCTTTTACTGCCAACTCAACAATTACGGGAACGGGTTTCACTGGTTTAGGGGATGAAGGGTGGGTAATCATAGAGGGCAGCGCAAGTAATGATAAAGGCTATTCCATAGATAGCACTGGAACTAATAACGCAACCACTCTTACAGTATTTGAGCCTAATGTATCTACAGCAACTGAGTCCTTTACAGTCTATAAAGCAATAGGTGTTATCTGCGAAGAGTGGTCGGTAGTAGTTCCACAAGTAAATGTAGTAAGTGTAACAGCAAAATTCAAGAGGGTTTATGAGCCATGAGCATAGGCGCAGATTTACAGCAGCTCAATTCGGGAGAGTCTCCATATATAGAACTGTTTGAGGTTCAGATAAATGAAACAGATTTTATCTATATTACAAACTATATAGAGGGGTTTGGAAGTAGCCCAGAAGAAAAGTTCAATACTGTTCAGTTTAGGGACTATGATAATCCAGCTACAATAAGAGACTACTACCCTGTTCCAGCGCAAATGGAGGGTATTGAGCACAAATCAGAGGGTCAGTTTCCCCAACCAGTCTTTACAGTAGCCAACATACTAAGAACTAATACCGGAAATGATAGCTTTCAATCGCTATTAGGATCTGTTTCATATGAAGACATACTTGGGCTAAAAGTTATTCGTCGTCGAACCTTGCAAAAGTATCTTGTAGGGGGTTCAGGAGACGCACAGCCACCAGTAGAGTTACCAAGAGATATTTATTTTCTTGATAGAATTGAGGACGAGAACCCTCAATCTGTTACTTTTACAACAGTTTTACCGATAGACTTTACCGGAGTAACGCTGCCAAAGAGAAACATTATTGGAAACCGCTGCCCTTGGAAATATCAGGCTGCTGGAGCGGACCTAAATCCCTGGGAGAGACAGGGAGGGTGTACCTGGAGAACAGACTCTATAGTTAGTGTAGCGGGTAATAATTCCTATATTTATGTAAGTGATGATGACGAGTATATCATAGACAGCACTACTACGTTTACTACTTATGCAGGTTCAGCCACCATAAACGAGTTTTACAAAACTACAGAGTCCAATCTTACAAAAATAAACTCTGATGGTACTCTTACCACAGGACAAAGCAGCACTAATTACTGGCAAAATATGACTGGTCAAGCTACTACTCCTGCCGATGGATCTCCGAATTGGAGAAGAGTGAAAGTATTTACCGACTTCACTGGAAGCCCTAATGTTGATGTATATACTAACGATATTTACAATGACTATTACAGAGTGAATGATGGTGGAAGCCCGACTAAATACACAGTGTGGAAAGCCATAAGTAGAAGCCAAACCTCCGCCGCAACCCCAGAAGCCGGGCCTCTGTGGGAAAGAGGGGATCGTTGTGGAAAAAGGCTAGACTCTTGTAAAGCAAGATACCAAGTAAATGCTACAGCAACTCTGGGACTAAACAGCGTATCTGGACTTAGTATTGGAGATATGATTTTCGGAGGCACTAGCCAAGCACAAGCAAGAGTAGAAAGAATATCTGGAACAACTATTTATCTTTCAAGTATTACTGGGGATTTTGATATAGGGGAGACGGTAACCAATGACGATGCTTCTCTTAGCACAACTGCCTCAACCAATATAAACACTAGACCTAATATAAATTATATTGCAAAGGAATCAAGAGCAATGCCTTTCGGAAGTTTCCCAACAGCACGAGTATTTCAATGATAGACCAAATTTTAGATCATATAGAGGCTGAATACCCAAAAGAAGCCTGTGGCCTCATAGTCTCGGATAATGGAACAGAAAAATGGATACCCTGTGAGAACATAGCAGAAGACCCCGAAGAAGAGTTTGTAATCAATAATGAGCAGTTTGTCAGAGCCCAGTTGGATTATGACATACTAAAGATAGTTCACAGCCACCCAGATGGTAGTGCTGAGCCAAGCGAACACGATAAAAAAGCTTGTAAGTTTCTACAAATACCTTACATGATTATTAGCTGGCCAGAGGGAGATATAGTAGAGTATGAATAGGAAGATTCATCTTTTAGGAAACCTGTCGCAGTTCGGCGAAGTGTGGGAGATGGAAGCGAAGTCCATAGCAGATGTTGTTCAGCTTATAGACTGTCAAGAGCAAGGATTTCGCAAGTTTCTCATTGATGCGGCAGAGTCTGGTCTTGATATGGCTATTGTAGGAAAAGATTTTCGTGTAGAAGAACCTGATGAACTTCTATTTGAAAACCTTGGCCCAGAAGAAGTTTATATATCACTTGTTCCTGCAGGCTCTAAGAAGGGTTGGGGAAAGATACTTTTAGCTATTGTTTTGATTGTTGCCTCATTTTTAGTTCCACCGGCCGGCCTCTTCGGCGCGACTCAAGCTACAGTTCAAGCAGGACTAGTAACAGCCGGTATCTCTATAGGTCTTCAAGGAATTACACAATTACTCGCAAAAACTCCCGACGGAGACGACCAAAAAACAAAAGAAGGACTATTTGACGGACCAACTTCCACACTCAAGCAAGGACAGCCCGTTCCCGTTCTTTACGGAGAACTTCTCATAGGTGGAGCACCAATACACGTAGATTTGACTACATCAGCACAATCCCGTCTCTACCCTAATATAACCGGAGCACCCATGCCAGATTTTACTTTAGACGCTTTTGGAAGATTGAATGTTAACTATTCTGATTTTTACTCTGCTGATGCGGATCCTTTTGAGGGGTGGGCGTATATAAACACGGGAGAAATAGGACTATAAAATGAATCAAAGACAAACAGGAAAAATAATAGACTTACTTTCAGAAGGTCCAATAGAGGGTATTGTTGGGGATGATGCTGGTATATTCCTAAATGGCACGCCCGTAATAGATGCCGAAGAAAGAGAAACTCTCGGTTATGTTCCTGGAGAGATTAGTTTTGTGTCTGGAGTTACTTATGATTTTACTCCCGACTCCGGATTTGATTTAACCGAAATAGACCTTGCTACAGGCGACAGAAACATCATAGTATGGGATGCCATAGATGAAGGGTCTACGGATGCTTACATAAAAGCACAGAAACATCCCTACGTATTAAAAACCCCAAATGTAACTTGGACCAACGCAGATATCGGAAGTCTTATAATTTTAGGAGACGGGCAGAATGGAGCAACCGAAACATTTAGAGTTGCAAGCATTCATACATACTCTGGACCAAATAGCTTTATAAAAATTGACAGGGCCTCCCAAGGGCCCTACGGAGACTCAAATACACGACAACTTTGGAGAGCACAGATAAGACAGGTACAGTCAATAGTAAACTCTACCAGAATTACGGTCAATTCTGCTTTTACGGAGTCATTGACAAACAGAAAAGCTACTCTTCTTTCAATCAATTCCACCTCTTTAGATACTTCTGTCTCTACTAAAAACTTCGAGAGTGTAAAAACTATATTTAGGTCAGGAAGACAAGACCAACCTATTCTAGATCCTGTTTTTGGTGGAGGACAAACAGCATTCGCTACGAATTTGAATGAAGAAATTCTTCAGACAACTAGATCTGGACCCTATTCTATATCGGGTCAAGACGACAAAGTATATACAGCAACAACAACTATGGGGATAAGTTCTCCAGAGAATATTGACAAAGTAAAGATAAACATAAGATTTCCTTCTCTTATTGCATATTCCAAGTCAGGCAGCGAGTATAGCCAAGGAATAGAGTTTCAAATATTTTTAGAGTATAGACGAAACGGGGTTTGGTACAATCACACAGGAACTTTGGCAAATCTCACTAGCAACCAGCCTGTTTTTGGAATATCAGACGATGATATACAAAACAGAAACCCTGTAAACACAGACGACTCCACCGACACAGATAAAAGAGTAACGAAATATGCTTTAGCCGTTTCAAAGTCTACTAAAAATGACGGAATGGTTGTAACTCGTAGTAAAACTGAATTCGTTAAAGAGTTCCTAATAGACAGTGAATTAACCAAGTCCAAACCCTTTACAGACTTCAGAATACGAATAAAAAGAGTTACTGGAGTAAATATTGCTATCAGGAATGAGAGCCAAGCTCAAACCCAATCATACATGCAAGGTCTATTTGCCTATAGCAATGATATTTTAAACTATGCGAACACCGCTGTAGCAGGAATCTCTTTCCAGTCAAATGATTTTGATGAGTTTCCTAAAAGAGCTTACTTGGCCCGAGGTATTAGGGTTCAGGTTCCAACAAATTATATTACTAGAGAAGAGAGTGGAGGCTCACAAGCAAAATACACCCGAAATGTTACTACTGGAGCAGATACTGGCTCTGAAGTTCGTTGGGATGGTAAGTTTCGAGGAGACATAGCAGATACCTCTTGGAGAACAAATCAAGGTCACGTAAACTACAAAAAGGTTTACACTAATAAC